ACCGAGAAGACTGGCATACCATTGGCAGAGATAGTTGTACCGACACCGAATGCACCTACGTTTCCTGCAAAGATTCAGAATAAGTTAAACAAGATGTATTCTAAACACAGCCATTAATGGAGTACAGTAATAGTCAAATAGAGAAGTTAATCAAAGGCATTGAGGACGGTAGTATTACCGAACTTGATTTGCCATTAGATTACTATCAAGCATTGACTAAATACTTAGAGAAGGCGGTCTTAGAAGGATTTGGTGTAGGCTTTGAAGCTATTGCTACCGACCCATTCTTACAAGAGTTAGTAACGAATGTTTATATGTTTAGTGCAGCTAAGACATATAATGGTGTTAAAGCTATGAGTGCTGATTTAGTGGATGAAAACGGCAAAGTAAGAACTTACAAAGAGTTTTACGATAAAGCAAGAGAGACTTATGATACTTATAATCTAAGGTACTTACCAACCGAATACAACACCGCAATAGCACAAGCAGATAGCGCATCGAAGTGGCAACGAATAGAGCAAGAGAAAGATGTGTTACCAATACTTGAGTATTCAGCCATTGGTGATGCGTGTGATATTTGTCAACCATTAGATGGAATGACCGCACCTGTTGATGACCCAATATGGGATAGCGTTGCACCTACCAACCACTTCAACTGCAAGTGTATAGTCTTGCAACACGATGAGAACAAACCACTAACCGAATCACCAGAAGATATTGTTGGTCCTGTGGTCGAACAGATGAGTGCGAAAGGACAAGATATATTTATCAACAACGTAGGTAAGACGGGTGAAATATTCACCGCAGACCATCCCTACTTCGATGCACCTGCGGAACTTGGACAAGATAACTTTGGATTACCTTTACCTAACTTTGAAGAAGAATAAATGAGTACAATAATACACAAAGGCTACAAAGCCAATATGACCATTGATATGATACAAGCGTGTCTTGACTTTTGGAAGGTGCGTAACCGACCTGTCGAAGAGATAATGCTTAGAGCAGATAAGTGGGCAGAGTTTAAAAGAGGAATGCTTGAACGCAAACCTGAATGGGAAGCGGACCTTGAACACTTTAAAGAAGTATCGTTTAAGAACGTAACTATCAAGAAAGGTAGTGAATTTATGGACAAAGCATTAATGGAAAAGCTACGAGTATTAGTTTACGATGATGAACATATTGAGATGGTAAAACAACAACAACAAGACACCGACTTAGGATAATGGGGATAATGCACCGATTCAACTTACAGCAAGTGAAAGCAAACTTAGAAAGAACTAAGCGTGAGTTACCTATGAAGTTATCTGCACAAGCTGAGAATCATTTTGCCGAATCGTTTACCAAAGGTGGACTTGACGAGTATAAGTGGAAGGAAGTAAATCGTAGAATAGATGGTACTAAGGAATACAAGTACAAACCGAAGGGGATAAGTCTATCGGCTAACCGAAGCAACCCTATCTTAGTCGGTACAGGTACACTTAGACGCAAGGTAGCAAGGTCAGCAGTTGAACGTACATTCCAACGCATACGATTGCAAGTAGACTTACCATACGCATCGATTCACAACGAAGGCGGTCAAGCAGGTCGCAATCACGCATCGACTATTCCTGCAAGACCATTTATGAAACAAACATCAACATTAACAAGTATGCAAACGGAATTGATTCGTGAGTATATGGACAAAATTTGGAACACTTAACACAATAACAATGGCAAGAACAGTTCAGCAGTGCAATGATTATTTAGTAACGCAGTTAGTAACGCAACTCGGTAGTATCGGCATAACTATCAATCCAAACACTTGGTCAGCAAGGAATCTATTAAGGGCGATATGCTATACGTTTGCCGTTGCTCAATCACTTGCCGAGCAGTTGCAAGACATCCAAATCGCAAAGATGCAAGACATATTAGAAAAGTCAGCGTCAGGGAGTGCGAAGTGGATACAAGATGCCGTGTTTAGATTCCAATACTCATCCGCAACACCTCAATACTTGACAAACGTGGGTGGTGTTGTTCAATACCCAATCATCAACGAATCATTGCGTATCGTAACGGCTTGTTCAGTTGGTACTAACTTCGCTAATCAAGTATTAGTCAAGGTGGCTAAAGGAACAACGCTTACTACCTTGACATCTCCTGAAGTGACCGCATTACAAGCCTATGTGTTACTAAAAGGAACGGCAGGAATATCATACGTTGTATCATCATCTGCATCTGATAAGATTCGTATCGAAGGAAATATTTACTATCAAGGGATTTACGCTTCGGTTATTAATACCAATGTCATTACTGCATTGAACACTTACCTTACAAACTTATCCAAGACAAACTTTGGTGGTGACATTAAAGTATCAGATTTGGAGACACTTATCCGTCAAATAGAAGGAGTGAATGATGTTGTATTTGAAAGAGTATCGTGCCGATTGGATGGTGCAGCAGTACTCGCTGGTGTTGATTTAGTTTTGGGTGGTGATTGGATATTAAGAAAGTATACATCAGGTGCAGGATATTTGGTTCAAGAAACAACGACAAGTCATACATTTACCGATACACTAACATTTATAGCTGAATAATGGCACAACTTTTTAACATCGATATAAACAAACTTATATCGGATTTACTTCCGATTAATAAGCGCACTACTTATATCAAGACACTTACATCGGGTTTATTATCAGCGTTCAATCGTATGTATCAAATCTTCTATAAGTCAATGATAGGAGATACAACGGCTACTACTTGGAGTGCAGGTACATACACCGCAGGTGCGCACGTTAAGTATAAGGACGGCTCGGTGTACGAATGTATGGTAGCATCTACAACCGCAGAGCCAACCGCATCAACTGATTGGTTACGCATATTGGATAGCTTCATTGGATCGGATGAAAGTCAGAACTTCAACGCTACTAAGTTAGAATTAGAATACGCATTGAACAAACGATTCGGCACAACCTATGTCAATCCTCCAAGTGTTAGTCCTATCTACATATCTAACATCACACCGCCTGTTATTGTCTTTCGTGTGGGTGGTATTGAATCAATATCATCATCATCATACAACAACGGAAGTGATTCTTTCGTAATAAACGATTATACCTTTCCACTACCTGCTAACTTTACTATCAACATACAAACCGCAACATACAACGCATTAGGCACAACTAAAGAACAGATACTGCGAAAATTTGTTGATAGATATGTCGCAATCGGACTTACTTACACAATAACAACATACCCTTAAAAAAATGAAAAACTTACTTACAAACTCAATCTCAACATCGGTTGGATTCCCTGTCAAATCAGGAACACTTGATTTTCTTCAAACCGCATCAAGTGAGATGCTCATTGCCTTAGCACGTTCGATAGTTGGCAAAGGATATTCTGCATCTACACCTTATGCGTTATATGGATGCAACAATACAGGTTCAGGTTCATCTTATGTTATTGAAGAAGGTGCTATCTTATGGAATGGTGTATTGTATCTTGTACCTGCGGTTAGTTTTACATTAACAGGAGGAAATTCGGTGTATGTAATAACCTCAACAAGTTATGTGACTAGTTCGGTTGCTGACCCTGTTACCTTCACCGATGGTGTTGCAAGAAACGTTCACGCTGATACTAAGATGTCGGTCTATCAAAGCGCACTTGCACCATCACCAACTGTAGGGTTTGCTTATTCGGGATTGAAATATTTAAATCAAATAAGTGATACACTTTCATTAACAACTAATTTCTCTGTTTATAGTGGGTTGACTCCAAAGGTAAGTTTGAGTAACAACATTGTAACATTTAGTGGAGTTATTTTAATTGGTAATCCTACACTACCTGAAACTATTGCTACATTGACAAGCAATTATTATCCGTCTTCAACAAAATATATTACAGCAACACTAATTGATAGTACAGGTCAGTTTATTACGGCTATATTAAAAATATCTACATCAGGAGTTTTAAGTTTAGAAGATACAAGTGCTTTATATGGAGGATATAATATTTATTTAGACGGACTTAATTATAAACTATAATCCCATCCCAATGCAAGAACCAAAGAAGTCAACATCACTTGAAAGAAAAGTGGAAGCATATCCAAATCCGAAGTATCATACGTTGGTGGTGAACTATGCCAAAGACCAAGAAGTAAGTCGGTC